AAACCCCCGCTCAATTCCCTGATGCAAGCCCTGTATGGGCGCTAGGTGTAAACTCTAGTGGTGATGTGGTTGAGTTTACCCCAACTGGCGGAGGCGGCGGTTTAAAGTCGGGAAACGCTATTCAGGTGACAGACGGCGTATATGAAGCGACAATATCTGGTGTTACCGCATACACGGCTGGCGAAGCCTTCATGATTAATTTTGATAGCACCAACGAGGGAGAGTCTACATTACAGATAAATACTCTTGCGCCAATCAACATATTCAAGAACACCAATGTAAAGATTGCGGCAGGGGATATCAAGGCAGGCCAAGAAATCATGGTCGTGTATGACGGAACAAACTTCCAAGCAATCGGATTGGTGACCAACCAACTACTTGCATACGTACACAACTCAGAGGCTGCCCCAATAACCAAGGGTCAGGTAGTATATGCGTTTGGTGCTTCCGGAGACAGGATGAGCGTAAAGCTCGCTCTTGCTAATGCAGACGACACTTCGGCAAAGACGATTGGTATGGTTTACGACTCATCAATCGCAGCGGGTGGCGAGGGTTACATCATCATTCAAGGTGTAATAGAGGGAATCAACACGGCGGCGTTTGCGGCAGGTGCTACCCTGTACTTGAGCGGAACCACACCCGGAGGTTATACATCAACTCCAACTTATGCACCAACACACCGTGTGTACGTGGGTATAGTAGAGAAGAGCAACGCGGGTAATGGTCAGATCTACGTTCGATGCCAGAACGGATACGAGTTAGATGAGCTTCATGACGTACAGGCGCAGTCGCCTAACGATAATGATACGATATACTTTGATTCGGCTGATAGCCAATGGAAAACGGGCAGCGTTCCAAGCTTATCGGGTACGTTCAGCATAGGTATTACGGTTGACGGATCGGGAGGTGTAATTACAGCCGGCCAGAAGGGGTACATAAGAATCCCATACGCTTGTACAATTAACACATGGTCGATCTTGACAGGTAATTCTGGTTTGGGAGCAACCGTGACGTTTGATATATGGAGGGCAAACAATGCTATCCCAACGGTAGCTAACTCATTGGTTGGAGGCGGGACCAAGCCATTCCTAACGAGCGCCACACAGCAAATAACAAGTGCATCACCTTCTGGGTGGACATCAGTTACTCTTGCCGCTAACGACATCCTTGGATTTAACGTAGAGTCAGGGGCTGCGGTATTCTCTTGGGCAAACCTTCAATTGCTTGTAACTAAAATATAAAACAATATGGCAATCACTCATAGTTATACAATCAACAACAAGTACCTCGAAGGAGATGCTCTCGTAACGGACGTCTCTATTCAATTCGCCGGGGATATTACGGATCTTATTGATGTTGTAATCTACCACTTCCTACCACAAAGCGTAGAAGAGGTGGAGAATAATATAGAAAACAGAATAGTCACAGAGAAGGATAAAATATTAGCTCGTCAGGTTACTGAGCAGGTTCTAAATCAGTTATAGTATGCCAATCTTTACGGGAGCCATAGATAGTAACTGGGGTACTGCCGGTAACTGGGATACTGGGGTACTACCCTCTGCCACAGGTGCGGGGTCAGATGCTATATTTAATGCATCTTCCCCTAACTGTACAGTAAACATTACAACGGCTGTATGTAGAAATTTGAACTTTACTGGTTATACTAACACTATAACCATGACCAATGGTATTTTGGTTGGATCTGCTGCTTCTGCAAATCCAGGTCATACGGTTACTCTTTCCCCCACTATGGGCGTAGCAGGGACGGGCAGTATATCTACAAGAGCCAATGGAACTACAACACTTACTAGCAATGGTAAGGTATGGCCAAACGGTTTGGGGATAAACAACAATTTTATTGCAGCCAACTCAATTGCTACAATAACGGACAACTGGACTGTACAAAATTTATTTTTAGGCCCAGGAATTAATCACGCCATGACTTTGCAGGGCTCGTTTACCATTACTGTTAACGGTAGTTTTTCATATCAATCATTTGGCAACGCATCTAGGGTAATTGCAAATGCAGCAGCTCTCACAACAATAAAATTGGCTGGTACAGGCACTTGGTCTGTGGCGGCCACATTTGCAGGTGTCGCCAACTCTATAATAGGATTTGGTGTAAGCATTGTGATAGATACTCCAGGAACTATTACTATAGGGAATAACTGTTGTTTTGGAGGATCAGTAAGTGTTGCAGGCACAAACTTTACTTATGTATCAGGCACGGTAATACACACTGGTACTTTTCATTTATTAGGGAATCAGGGCGGTAATGGATATTCAATCAACTTAAATGGAAGTTCCTCTACTTCTGCCACAACGACTAGTAGTACAGGGGTAAACTTTAACAACCTAGCTTTTACAACATTCTCAGTAGGGGCGTCACCAGGAGCTTGTGCTATAACTGGAAATGTATGTGTCGTAGGAACTCTTTCCACAAATCCGCTTTCTGCTACTAAAGCTCCAATACTAACAAGTGGAGGAACTATTTATGCAAATGGAAACTTTGTGCATAATGGCGGTATGAGAAATGCAAGCAGTACAATTGTTGTACTACAAGGAGCTTCTGTAACTTATTCTGAATCGGGTGCCAGTACAACCAATACATCTTGGGGTACAGCTTGGCAGGTTCAAATAAATACAACGGGATCAGTAACAATTTCAACTATTATCGGATTTAGAGATGCGGGTTCTTTTACATATACTGCTGGAGCAGTAACTTTTAGTCCCGGGGCAAGTATATTGGCTGGGCAGTCTGCTGCATTTTATGGTTTTGGTTCTGCTGGTGTTACAATACCTGCTATTGAACATTTTACAGGGTCTGCCGGTGTTGCTTTCGGAACACTTTTGTTTTTTTATGATACAGTTCCATTTAGGATTTTAACATTTAACTTAACAGGAGCTACATTAAATTTTACTTTTACTCACAAGGGAACCATAGGATGGGACTGTAATAGCCTGACTTGCATATTACAATCAGGATCTACAGGATCTGCTCTTAGGCTGCTTCCATCAATAGAGTATAAGATAAGAACAAGTTTAATAATGCGTTCTTGGGCAACTGTAGTTGGTAATGCAATGAGTGTGGGTACAGATCCTACTGGTGGAGCAAGCACTATATTTACCCTTCTTCCAGGTGCGTCCCAAGATATGTTTGTTATCAACGGAGGTGTTAGCAGCGGTCCTGTTAATAGTTCTAATGGACAAACAATTTATACAAGAGGTGGACAGATAATTGCTGGTACTTTAAACTGGAAAAATTGGGACTTTCCAAGGACCCGTCAATCAACATCTATTTCATAATCATGCCAACAAAAACTTGGATATCAAATGTAGCCTCAACATGGAATACTGCCGCAAGTTGGGCAGGCGGAGTCCCTGTTGCGGGGGATGACGTTGTGTTTACCGGAACTAACAACGGCCAATGCACAATTACAGTGGCAACAGCCACAATTCTATCACTTGTTACCACCGGATACACAGGAAACCTGATCGTCAACACTAGGCTTACGGTCGGGGGCAACGTGACCTTATCGGCCTCGAATAACATAAGCGGAACCTCTGACATAACCATAAGCACAAACTCCACTATAATATCAGCAGGGGCAACCATCGGCTGTATCCTTCGTTTTGGTACAATCAGCACAACCATTCAGCTTGCAGACGCAATGATTTTGACGGCAGGACTGACTGCGTTTGGGACTCCTGCGGGATCTATTGCCTTAAGGTCAAGTGTACCAGGAACCCAGCGGTCTTTGACGCTAGTAAACAACGGGACTAATACCCAATACATAGACTACCTGAACGTGACGGACATCGACAGCTCTGCTGCGTGTACCTTGTGGACGTATAAAGGCACTGTGACAAACTGTAATAACTGGTACATTATGCCAACTCAGCCGCCTCCGGTTAGCTCAATATCGCTTTCATAGCTTATATTTGCACAAACAATCCACTCATGCAAAACTTAGATAAAACACTTCGACTACTGAACCTCCCGTCAGAGATGGGGGCTATCAATGGACAGGTTAACAAGCGTTCTGTAAAGTCGCTTGTAGAGAACCGCATCAACGACTTTACCAAGATGGTGAAGAACCCTACCACAGGAAAGATGGAGCCAACGCGCACTTCTACGTTTACCGTTGAGACTAGCGTTTCTCTGTTTGGTGTGTACCCGCTCAACTTAGCGGCTGGCCACATCCACTGGGGTCAATACGACATTGTTGACATGAGCAATGGTTCTTTCAAACTTTACAAGCCGTTCACAGAGATCGACCACTTGTATACCAACGACGCTTCGGGTAACATCGTGCTTCGCGAAACTCCTTTGAAGGGCTGGATCGGATGGTCAGAGATCCACATCGTGCCTACAGCCAATGGATACGACTACAAGTTCTATTGGGAGCAGGGAGACAACGTGACTCGCACCGGGGAACCTGTGCCGCACGATCCAAACACGGTGACTCGCTCGATCCTGCGTCGTGAATACGTTAAAACGTCTACGTTTGACGGGGTTAAACTCAACAAGTTCAGCCGTACATTCCCAAGATACACGATCACTCAGCTCCTCAATCTTGCTGGCATGACCGAAACCCAGCTCGCTGAATGCTATAGCCACACATGGCACGTTGAGCGCAAGAGCGATGAGACACACTGCTTGAACATTGCAAGCGACATCGTAATTGTGGATGATAACACAATCAAGGGAGAGGCTTATATCAATGGTATCTTGTCTTCTCAGATTCCGTTTACAAGCCTTATCAGCTCGTATGGTAAGAACCTTCCGGACTTTGTTTGTCGCTATAAGTTGTACAACGAGAAGTTCAAAACCCCAGGCGACAACGTATACGGAACCGCTTGGAACAGAATGTTTGCGTCTAACCAAGACACAACCCTCAAACTCAAGGCGGGTACTGAGGTGAAGTATGACTCAGCAACTAATACGTTGACTTACCCACCCGACAGCAAACTCGTGTTTGACTTCGAGTTCCTTCCTGCACAGGGTAAGAACGAAACGGTAGGTGCTTGCTTGGATCTTGACACAATGGAAAAATCTCTTTGGTAATGAAAAAGATACTAAGAAAATTACAGATGTTTGACGGCGTGTGGGCTATCCCACTCGCCTTCTTTCTATTTCTCCTCGCTGGATCATACAGCGCAGAGTATTTTGGTGATGGACTCATCTCAATCGAGTACATTCAGCAGGTAATCCTTGCGGCACTTGTCCTAGTTTTTGCTAACTTTGTGGTGTTCCTTGGCGGGTTCTTTAACTTCCGTGGTTTGCAGAACTACTTCTACTCGAAGAATGCCAAGTTGGACTTAGAATACTCATCCACGCCATGGCAAAGAATAACCTTATACGTCTGTGTTTACTTTGGTTTGCTCTTAGCATTCCTATTCATATTGTGGCTGATAATGACGGCTACTGCGTCCGTGCCACTGCCGCTTCCTTTGTAGGGGTCAAGGAGAAGGGAGGTAACAACCAAGCCTTCAATGATCGCGAGCTACAGAAAATGATGGCTGACGTTGGATGGAAACCAGGCTATGCTTGGTGTTCTTTCTTTGTACGCGCTATACTCGACGAGTGTGGTATCGAAAGCACGGTAACCGGATGGAGTCCTACCGCTTACAACAGGAAAGACGTAATCTTTACTGACGGCAGGTTCTATCAGTCCTTTAGGGATGGAGATGTACTCGTCATGACTATGTCGTACCAAAAGTTTAAGAACACTGGCCGATATAAGGGCATAGGTCACACGGGTATCGTAGACCGCGTAGGAGACCATTCAATTCGTACAATAGAGGGCAACACCAACGAGCAAGGGATGCGTGACTCACGGTCACGGGATGGTGTCTATATCAAGATCCGGCCATTGTCTAAGAACGTCCACATCACAAGGTGGAAAAGAGCCAGTCGTTTTAGGGGTTAAAAGAAAAGGGGGCCTCACGATAGAAGCCCCCCTAACCAACAATAACAACTATAACAACAACAGATACAACGACGTACCAGCGGTAACGATCGTTGCACATTTCCAAAATATTTTTCTTCGTCTTTCCTTCTTCATTTCAGATTTCATAAAGACGTATTGTTCTTTCAAGAAACGAATCTCCGCTAACTGATTCTGACGAACCTCTTCACAAAGGTCGCCATTCTGTATGGCTAAGTCAAGGGCTTTTTGACAAGCCTCTAACTGATCGCGCATCATTTGAATACGCTGCGAACGGGACTCGATCGTCATCTTGTCCTGTCGGATGGTCTCAGCGGCTGCTGAGATTACTTCCTGAGCCTCCCTAGGGAGCTGTGGGCTAGTCGGCTGGGCGCAAGCGTCCGGTGCGATACTCGTTGAGAAGATAATTCCAAGAGTTAACGTATAAAGTTTTAAGCGAGTCATTTGACATACGGGGTATTCGTGAAACAATTTTTTGTGCTTTTTCTATGCGCTCCTGCTCCATAACAAACTGCTGCTGGTCTTGCACCATGAAGGAGTCAAGGGCAGCCTTGGTTTGTGTTACGATAAACAGGTTAGAGTCCATCTGTGCGATGTACTTCTCGTTGATTTCATGCAGCCTTTCTATGGCCACAGTCTCATTCTCCGAGCTCGTGTGAAGAATGCCCATCCGGAATACCATAAAGAATACTCCGAATAGGATCACAACACTGAGTGCAAGGATGATTAAGGTGTAAATGTTCTTAGTCTTGTCCATCATTCAAAATTAGCGTAACCTAGGTCTTCCCAAGTTGGTGATTCAATCATTTTTTTAGCTCCTTTACTTTGTCTTTGTAGTGGTATATTAATTCTTTTATCTTGTCAAGCGGCAGGCTCAGTCGGTCATTCCGCATAGACTTCAGCTCCTCCAACTTGGTCTTGCCTATGCGCCTCTCGATGCCAATGGCGTACTCAAGGAGGTTACCGTGCTTGTGCTGGTTACAGCCCACACATTGTCCATGAACGTTCGTCTCTGAAAACCTAAGGTTAGGGTAGGAACCGACGGAATAAAAATGGCCGGCGTCATACTTGCCCTGTAATTGTTTACCACAAGATATGCATCCCTTCCCTTGGTCTCTCAGCCGGATGTATTGGTTGAACACCTGCTGTAGTTCCTTGCGCCACTGGGACACGGACTTGTTCCGCTCCTTGACCTCCTTCAGCTCCCTCTTAACCTTCTTGGCCTTCTGCTTGGAGGAGTAGGCAATCATGCACTCGATGTTCTCACACGTTGCCTGCATGGTGCTGTACTTGGGAATAAATTCCTGTCTACAGATTCGGCACTTCTTACTCCTCTCCTTCATATGCTATGTTATTTTTCGGCAGGTTTCCACTCAGCCTGTTCTTTAGCCAAGTTCGCCTTGACGGTCTCTTCGAGAATGCCCTTGAAGTAGCATTCCTCCCCATCTTGCTCGAAGTATTGTTTGAACTGCTCATGGTCTGCCTCTACAGCAAAGGTAGTGACTCCGTTGGTGCTACGCAAGACCGTGAAGTTCCAAACTTTGTTTTCGACCCCCGGAAAGGCCATTGTTATCGTTCCGGTAAAGTACTCCACCCGCTTGGATGGCTTGTCTGAAATTTTAATCATGTTGCTTAAAGTATTTGTTAAAAAAGTATTTAGGTATATCTGAATGCTTTAGCTGAACCCTTTCCGCGTCGCCTCCGGTTGCCTTGATCCTGTCGGCCATTGGCGCAAGAGACTTGTTGCTGCTACCCCACGCTGCGGGGTTGTACACAATAGCCGCGTTGTCATACGTTCCGTTAAGAAACGATGGCCGCGTTGACGGGTCTATCAGTCCGATGAAGGCGTAGCGGCTGTCGTAGTTCTTCAGTACGTCTATCCCTCCGGCACTGAATCCTATCAGAGCCGTGGTCTCGTAGTCAATGGTAGGATCGATGACGGAAAGCGATGTGCCGTAGGGCGCGATGAGTATCTCGTACCTTGACCACATCCAGTCCGGTATCTGTTTCTCCATCCACTCCGGTGTGGCGTAGTGCATACCACCCCACACGATTATGGTGCATAGTAACGGGCTCATAGCTTGATGTCGTTTTGCTCTAGTAATCTGAAAAACTCTTGGTATATCTCGTCGCAGGTCTCCCACTTTTCAGCCGGCATCTCTTCGTACTTTACTCTACCTCTGAGGTAGTTTCTGATGTCGTTGAGTGCGTAGGCCATCTCGCGGGCTTTGACTGCCATGTCGAAGTATTCCTGATCCTCAGGAAGGTTGAATTCAAGTATTGCTTTCATTTAAGTTATTTTTTACTGGTGTACTTATTTTGGAGGTGGTGTACTTATTCGTCACCTTCTATTATTTCGTCAATTGGTTTAATTTCTTGTACATACCATAAATTCTCTTGAGCCTCTTCCAAGGTATAAAACAGGTCTCTTGCATACCATCCGTCGTAGTAGTCAGCCCACCAACGCTTCCATAGAAATTTCTTCTCCACTTGATAAAAGTAGTAGACCCTTCCGTCTGGCATTGTTCGTTTAACTATGCGTACATTCTTCATTTGTCACCTCCGTATGTTTCGTTGTAGTAATCTTGTCCAGACTTACCATTATCTATATATCCATCACGATAGGCTTGCTCATAACAATGAACAATCTGCTCCTTCTCCATTGTTTTGGCTTTATCTATTTCAAATCTCAACTCAGATGAAAGTTCGATATTATACCATCCTATTTGCTCTATTAACCACTCTACTGCTGTTTGCTTTTTCATATTATTTCAGTATTTGTTTTTTCTGAGCTGCTTTGTCAATGTCTCGTGCCTTCTTGCTCTGAGGATTGCCCGCGCATTCTTAATGACCTTGTTGGTGTCTGGGTCAATCACCTTGAAGTCCATGCTGTGGACGAGTCCGCAGTCGCAACAGGCCATCTTGTATCCCTTCTCGATGGGCATCTGCCATTCGTTCTTGGGAACCTGATAAAAGTCTACTTTTTTGTTTTTCATTTGTGTCAAGTAAAATGTTTTTTTATCACCTTAATAACCTCTTCTAGGGCTTCTTGTGAATCGAACGTGTCAATGCCGTACTCGTTTTCGCCATCGTACACCCAGTCCCTATGCTCCCCGCACTCAATGGCGTCTCTTATTGCTTTTTGGAATGAGTCACTTTCTATAACATCGGCTATTGTTTGCCTTTTCATTTGTCACCTCCTTCAATAAATGTCATGTGATTACAATTAGGACATTCAAGTTCTGATGTTTCAATAGGTCTAACAGCAACCCACATGATTCTACATATATCACACTCTACTAATGAGTAATTAAATTCCTCAGTCATGTTCTTGCTCACCTCCTTTAAGTTGTTTTGAAAATATTTTTGCCACATCTTCCCACATCATTTTTGTAGCGTCCGAGACTGATGGATTCTCTAGTTTTGAATACATGTCAAGCCATTCTTCAATCTTCTCTTTGGTCATTTCAACCTTTCCCCCCTTATGCCAGTGGCCGAGTATTGTGGCTTCTGGCTTGGGGCGGTAGTCTTCGATCAACCCCTCGCTGTTTTCGTAATAGATTTGCTTCCCACTTTGTTCGTATTCGTTTATCTCCCAAAAATGGTGGCTGTTTTCGTAGTAAATAATCCTGTCCCCGCTGTCTCTGACAACAAAGGGAAAATCTTTGATGTTTAATCGCTGTGCTATTGTCATTTGTCACCTCCGTATGTTTCGTTAAAGTAATCGTTAAATGCTTCGTGTTTGAAACCAATCATTGGATGAATTAATCGACTTTCCAAAAAAGCATCTTCAATCTGCTCCTTCTCCATTGCTAATGCTTTGTCTCGCATTGTTCCGCCGTCTATTCTAAGTTGGTCTGTTAACCACTCTACTGCTGTTTGCTTTTTCATTTCGTTGTTGTTTTTTACAAAGATAACTTATGTGTGTTGTTTATGCAATTATTTCTTTTGACTTCCGTGTTGCGGTCGCCATACATTTGTTGCGTTCTCACATTACAGTGTCTGGCTGGCAGTGTAATGTGGGAGATAAGAATTAAAATTCTTATTATGAATTGCCCTCGGTCCAGCCAGACGAGGGCTTTTTTTTTACCCCAACCCCACCACCCGAATCAGCCCTGTCGGTGCAAGAGGCAAACTTCATACGCGAGTATGTTGGATCGGGTAGCTGCCCCTTTGTGGGGCGGGGTAGTTTGTTTTTCACGGGGGGAGGCTTTTTCTTTTCTTCTCTTTAGGTTTCTTCTTGACTTGTTTCTTTTCTCTTCTTTTCTTTTGAGTGAACCAAGGGTTTAACCTATCTCAAGTTGCTCATTCGGGTCTGGGATATAAATATCCAACGTCTCGGCAGCAAACTGCTTGACGTGTTCCATGTACTCAATAAATTCCTCCGTTGCCAGGTCTGACGTTTTGCGTGGGATTCTCATGACTTCACCGGTGGTCGGGTCGGTCAGTTCAGAGTAAAGGAATCTTCCCTTGAGGAACTCATGCGCGAGGTCGCGGTCAACGTCATGGCCAAGCTCCCTGAGCCTTTCCACTATCATCGACACGACTACGCCCCAATAGTATGCGTTCTGCACGTCGGAGCGTACACGTTTCTTCATCTTGACTTCGATGGTCACAGCCAAGTCCTTTTCACGGGACATGGCTCTGACTTCCTCATCAAAGAGGGGGCGATTGTAGATTCGCAATGCCCCCTGTGGCGTGATTACTCCGTTGTGCTTCATTCTACCCTCCACACGCGAACTCCGGTGACATACGACCTCGAATGGAAGTTGTACTTGGGGTTCTTCTTTTTGAAGAAGCTGGCTGCCGAGCACACGTTGCGCAGCGCCTTCTTCGGGTTAGACTTGTCTGAGATAAAGAACGAGTCTCCTATGCTCATCTTTTTGAACGGGTAGATGTTCCTGTTGCCGCGTGTTTTAGGGATCGGCACACCCTTTTCGATTTTGATTTTCATAGCGATTGTATTAGCTTTTCTCGTGAAATAAATGCCTTTCTCTCCGGCACGACCGACAGCTCGCCATCGTTGTCTCGTGTGTAGAGGTAGACCCTGTGTTCGTTGTCTTCAAGGGTGACGTCCATCTTGTACATCACCCCGAACTTAATCTTGTCATCTTGGATGAAAAAGATTGTGTCTCCAAAGGAGAACTTGGTTTCGATTTGTATCTTCATGTGGTTTGATGATTAGATTTCTTCTTCCTCTTCTGTTACGCCAAACTTCTTGGCCTGCTCTACGATCTGACTGAAGTTGTATCCGGCTGCCTCGATCTCGGCGCGTACCTCTTCGTTCTTGGCAGTTATCTTCTCGCCCTTTGCGTAGCGTGCGATGACGCGGGTCCAACGTGCAACCTGTGACTTGACTGAGTCGGCGTAGTCGCGTGGCTCCTCGAAGTCGTACAGGAACTTGAGGTAGTTGCTGTACTCGATGCCGAAGTTTTTCTTGAACTTGCCGTCCTCCACCATGATGAGTTTCTCTAGTGGTGGGCGTGTGTTAGACGTGAAGTAGTGGGTGATGCCGGCGAGGTCGGCGAGGTACTCCTGCTCCAGCTCGGCTGTAGGCTCGTATTGGAAGCACATCATCCGGAGGTCATCCTTGCATATGTACACTAGTTCACCATTGAGGTTGAGCCCCTTCATGTAGTGGAATAGCTGCAAGCGGTGGTGCTTGATAGGCTTCTCAGTCTTCTCCATCATGTCCATTACAAAGGATGAGCAGGACTTAATCTCCAGCACCTTTGTCTCTAGCTCCTTGTCACCGAACTTCTCGTACAACCTCTCGGCGATGTACAGGGAGGATGCTTGGATAGACTCGGGCAGGTGAGACGATGTGATGTCTTGCTTGGCACGTTCGATGTCGATGCGGCCACCGGCTAGAAAGTCGATACGTCCGGACACCTTGAGCATGTTGGGGTACTCGACCATGACACGTTCCTGTGTGTTGAAGATGATGCCGGCACGCTCTAGCACGTATCGCACTACCCACTCGACAAGGTTGCCTGCCTCGAACTTACGGAGGCTGCGCATGTTAGGCGGGTTAGTTGGCGTGACGGCCTTCATCTTCAGATACCGATCGACAAGGGGCTGTCCGATTTCTGATGCATAGCAATAATCGCGTGGCTCTAGCGCACGTTGTTGGGAATAAACGCATTCATTCCATAGCTGTTGTAGGTTCCAATTCATGTTGTTTAGATTTCTGATTTGTGTCGTTGTATGTCGAAGAATGTCTGTCTGATTTCGGGCGGTATTTCCGAGAGTTTTTTGCCTCGGGACTTGTATTCCGGTGTGCCCCTGCCGATGTATTTAATCGTCCTACCGGTGTGGCTGATTGCATAAATGTCACGCGAGTTGGTGACCATTTCGTAGCCATCTTTGAGTTTGAATAGTGTTGCCATTGCTTTTACAAATATAGTGCAACATGCTGATGTTGCTGTTGTTTATTATTAATTAAGGCTAATTAGTTCCTCTTGGAACACCTCAGCCAGCACGTCAGCGAGGTCTTCCTCTTCTGACTTGGTGAGAAGTCTCCGGAACAAGCGAGCGTCTATCCACCACACGTCGTCGGTCTTCTCGTCGTTCATTCCACAGGCAGGACACTTAGTGAACGGCCTGTCAGATATATACCCAACGTCAACAAGGAGTATACACCCACACCCGTTGCGATTCAACTTGTGTGCGGTGTATATCTCTCCCTTCTTGACGACACCCTGTGAGTGGTCCCTTATGCAAACAATCTCGTCGCCTGCGCGGTAGTCGATGTTCATTTGTCGATGTCCTTTAGGAGCCACGTCATGAGGGCGAATGCTATGTTGTCAATACATTGCTTCATGGCTGACTAGTTTATTGATTCGTTCCTGTACCGAGTTGAACACCTCTAAGAACTCGTCCTTTGCTATCAGTTCGTAGCCGGTGTAGTTCTGTTTGATGCGGTATATCTCTGACTCAATCTCTTCCACCTCTGTACCGATCGGTTCGATGTCGATTGTCTCGATGCCGAACCAGTTCCATATCTTGATGTCGTGACCGGAGGTCGTGAACATCCCGTACACGGGGCGGTTGGATAGCCTGTGGTCTGAGATAAACTTGTAGTAGATGCACGATTGAATGCGAGGTGTGTGGTCTTCAGTGTAGTGCCCGTCGTCGTCGGGGTTGGATAGCTTCCATGCGTCGTTGTTGATGCTCATTGTTCAAACTTGTTTAGGATTATTGTATACATTTCGATTCGTTCCTTCGCGTTGGCGATGCAGTCGTGGATGATGTGGTCTTCCTCGGTGTGAAACGCGATGTTGCGTAGTTGGTCTTCGTACTTCATTACCGAGCGCCATTCGTTCATGATTTGCTCTTGGATGTAGCTGATTACTTTCTCTTCGTTCATGTTGTTAGTGTTTAGATTGCGGGTGCAATATACCTGCCGCATACTGCACCCGCTTGTTAGTGAATGTTAATTGTTCCACCCGCATCCGCCGTTGTCGTGGCGTACCCAATTGTTGCTAGGTGTTGAGCGCAGGTGGTCTTGGTAGCCAAGGCCCCGTGGGGCTGTGCAGGATGCTAGGAGCATGGTGAGCACGATTGCTACAACTACAGCCGACATAATGCGGTCGTACTTTCTGAGTCTGTCTTGTCTGTTCATGTTGCTGTTATATTGGTTTTACGTTTACATCGATTAGATTGCCGTCCCACTCAACGCCGTTGAGGTACCACTTGCCTGCGGACTGCGATACACTCACGCCTTCTATGCCGTTGAGTCTCTCTCGCGTCGTGTCTGTAGGCCACCCGCAGTTGGTTATGCTGAGTGTGCGCTCGGGGTCGTTGTACCGGTATGCTATGGGGTTGCCAAATAGTTTCAAGATTGTGCAGTTGGGTGTCACTTCAACCTGTGTGTTGCCGTTCTTGAATGGGGTTGCATTTTCAAAGGCTTGCACTGCCTGTGCTGTAATCTTTCTCATGTTGTTGTTATTTAATGAAGTCGTTGTATTTGAATGTGCCTGTCTTGATGTACTCTATGGCCTCCTCGCGGTATGCGTAGTGGGCCACGCTGCTGTCCGGCAGCATGATCATGTACAAGTCTCGTCCCGTGTCGGGGTCTTGCCCCTCGTACACGATTGTGCCGTCGTCTTGCATCTCGCGGAATTTAACGTCGGCTGTTAGCTGTTGTATGGCAAGCGCTGCCAATAGAAATAAGGTCTTCATGTTGCTGTTGTTGTTGTGTTTAGTAGTTGTCGTCGTATGCGATGATTGATTGCAGGTCGCTGTCGTCCATCCATCGTTCGATGAGGACGAGCATACCTTCCGTGCCTAGCTTCTGTAGCAGGGCGTTGTACTGCTTGCTTAATTCTGGGTCATGGCTAACCTTGCCGCTGATACCCATGTACTCTTGTTTCATGCTGTTGTTAATTAAGGTGTTCGATTTCGCTGTCGTCTAGATAGATTCGGATGCCGTTGTCTAGCTGTATCCAATTGTCGCCTGCGCTGTGAATGGTGCGGCCTATCAGTCTGTCGATAGTGTCTGCTGTGAGTTTCTGAGTTGTCATTGTTGCTGTTGTGTTTAGTTTAATGATTCTTTTTTCCATTGGTCGGACTCGGTGTCCTCGGGGTCGGCGGCTATCTGAATGTTAGACAGGTGAGTCCACCCGCTGTCGGCAAAGGCCGTAGGGTCTTGCATGCCGTTGCCCGATTCGATGTGCTGCATGAGCCTGTTTGCGTCCTCAATGATGAACAGGAGGCGCTGTTTAATTTGCTGAGTTGTCATGTTGCTGTTGTGTTTATGGTTTCCAAACGTGGTTCATGTAGTCCTGTAGAGACTGCTGCATCATGATGCGGAAGTCGTCGTCGGACGTGAAGTACTCGATGAAGTTTGTAACCTCGTCGATTGCCTGCTGCTGCTTTGCAGCGTCGATTGCTGATTGGTAGTTTGCCATGTTGCTGTGGGTTTAGTGGGTTGGGTATGCTCCGTAGATTACGTAGTAGCAGCTGTCGCATGCAGCGTCGCTGCCGTCGGTTTGCTGCACACAATCTTGCAGCAGCATGTGCTTGTCGATGTCAGAAGCGAGCCATAGGGCCGCGATAAACACCGCGATGAGGGTTAGTCTAGTCTTCATGATTTGGTGTTGTTAAAAGGGTTCGTATTGAGTTTCTTCGTTGTCGTCGCTAGGCTCGTACAGCTCGATGATGAAGTCGTGGCTGTGGCCGCCCGCTAGGTAGCCGCCCTCCATGGGGTTCTCTTGGATGTCGTAGCCGTGCATGTCGCATAGCTCCGTGAATAGGTTGTAGGCCCTAGTGTAGCCGCTGACTTCCTTGCGCAGGGTCACCTCTCCCGATGTCGTGCGCGTAATCTTGATGACGTACATTGTGTTCATATAAGTTGTTGGTAAAGACCACAGGGACAGGGCCCCGTGGTTTCGACTACTGAAGTCTCATCAGTTTACCTATGCTACAATCTTGGCTAGGATATCGAAGGCCTGCGCGTCCATTGAACCTGCGTTGCCTGTCATCTTAGCCTCGATACGGCCATTCTCGCGGTTAGGAGCGGAGGCTTTGTGAGTGGTGTAGTGAGTAACCCCGCTCATCAGTCCCCATAGCGAGCCGCCCTTGTATGAAGTCTCGCGGCGTATGCTGTCTAGCAGGTCGCTTGCGATGTTGAATTTGCGGGCGCTGTGGTCAGCCTTGATGCTGCTCGGCGTCTTGGTAATGTCGACGTCGGTCAACTGCTGCACCACACTGCGTACAATCTCGGGGGTCATCTGAGCATTGGCCATCTTGAAGAAGGTGTCGTACAGGCTCTCGTCGGCCTTGATGATACCCAAGATTTGGTGCTTGGCTGCCTCGATTCGGTCGCGCATGCTAGAGGTGTGGCGCACGCGGCTCATGGCCTTGTCGCGGGCTGCGCGGTAGAACGTGTTCTGACAGCTAATCGTGTACCCTAGGGACCCGAAGCAAACGCTGCTGCTGCCGTCGAATGAGTTGAGCGCCGTCACGTACTTTTCTACGCGGTCGTTGTTGTCACCGATACCTGTAACGCTGCCCGCTGACAGCTGTAGGTAGACCTTCTTGCCGCCGTTGAGAGCGCCGCCCTTGTGGATGGTGTAGCCAAACTCGCCTGCGATTGCCTCGCATAGCTCAGCCAACTCTTCGTTCTGAAAGACTGCGTACTGCTCGGACATTACGCCTAGGATAGCGCCGTTGTCCGCTCGTTGATTGGCCCATGCGCTGTCGACAGGTGTGCCGTCGGGTGTGTAGAGTTGTACCTTGTTTACCTGCCAATCGAGGCCTGTAGCTTGGAGGGTTTCGATTGTCTTAGCGCCTGTGGCGATTGTTGACAGCATGCTGTCGAGGTTGAAATTGTTGTTCATAGTGTTGAATATAAATTGTTGTTAATAAATTAGAGCTAGGGAGGGGAAGCGAACCCCTCCATGGCCACCATGCCTAGCTGTTCTGTATTGCCTCGTGTTTAGCCTTGAGCGTGTAGTAGTCGTATGCGCTCTCGTTATACAGGTCGGTCAGCTCTTCCTCGTCTAGGTAGAAGCGCTCGACCTCCTGTCCGTAGTATACCCTCATCACAAAGTCATGTAGTGAGGGGAATACGATAGCCTCGCCGTCCTTTACATAGACGTGTATAGCGTTGCCGTTGTTGTCGTGGCGGACCTCGTATAGTTCGTCCGCTTTCTGTAGGTGCTCGTTGTGTATCATGCTGACTAGTTGTTGTTGATTAATATCTTGCTGTCCTGTGTGCATTCGTACCATTGGCCGGCATGCTTCTCATACCATTCGCGCTCGTCTTCTACGTCCCATTCGGTGTAGCAGTACGCGTCGTCGTCGTATGCCTCGTCGAGGTCGGCATAGCCTAGCTCAATTGCGTAGCGTTCGGCGTCTTCATGCTCAATGAAATACATGAGGGACTCTTCGAATAGGTAGCCCTCATTCATACCCTCGTTTGTTGCGCTGCATATGCGAGCGAATTTTTCAGTAGTTTCCATGTTATGTTGTGTGTTAATGTTAGAATTTGCGTCCGCCGTATGATAGTCTAGTCTTTCTGAATGGTGCGAACATAGCGCACTCGGCGCGGTATGTCTCGGTGTCTACTATCTCGTAGCCCTTGCGCACCATGGAGGCTAGGAAGTTGGCTTCGTGCCTGTCGTCGTTGATTGTCACCACCATGTCGAATGAGAATTGCGACGGGCGGCGGAAAAAGAATCGTTTTTTCATGCTGTTGTGTGTTGGTAAAGACCGCCCGCAGGCGGTTTCGTCTATTGAAGACTCGTCAGTTTACCTAGTCAATGCCCTGCATTAGCAGCGTGTAGCCGACCTTGCCTAGGTCCTGCTGCACCTCTTGGCTCTTGTTTCTACCTATGGCCGAGTGTTGTTTCCACCAACGCACTAGCAAGGCGTTGTCTAGCTCGGTCTCGGCGCCCCATGTCATTACCTGTGCGCCGTTGAATAGCACAATCAACTGCATTTGCAGGGCCAAATCGTCGGGCCGCCCGTATGAGTCGAAGTTTATCCACTCGTTGAGTTTGACGTAGTGACGCACCTCCATGCCGTTAGTCATGTAGATTGTGTTGTCTTCAAATTTAGCCACCTGCATGCCGCTAAGTGACTTGAGTAATTCCTGTGTTTCCATGTGTTGTGTTGTGTATAAGTTTAGAACAACGCTAGGAGTCGAACCTAGATGAGCACCCCGTCGGTGGCGTTGTTGTTTTAGTTGTTGTCTTGCGAGTCCATGTATGGCGCGTCCTTTCGGCTATCAGCGCAACTAGTAGAGGGTGTCATCGGCCTCCCTGCGGTTTCCCCACCTGTTCGGTGGCGTGCTTTGCACACATGGTCTCAGTACTTCAAAGAACTGCGGGCTTTATCGACGTTCCCGCTATCTGTCGTATGCCTTTGCATCTCACACCCTTTCATTCAGCCGCTTGCGCTGCCTTTTCAGTTAGTGAGCCGATGAGCGACCTTTTGGTTCGCTTGCCTAGGTGGCTATAACCTCTAGTTGTCGTGTTGTCTCGGATGCGACCCCCGTGCAACTGCGCTGTGTATGGTAGATACATGGTCAGTACAGCTGTTGTTCCGTTGAACAGGGCAAAGATGGGGGGGTCTGCTCGCTGTGAGCTCGACATTAACATTTCAGTAACACTTTTTATGTCATAACATAATGTTTTTAATGTAACGTGTTGATAATCAGTGTACAAAAAAGTTAAGGGTATATTTGGATATGGGGCCAACATACCCTATATTTGGGGAAATTCCCACCTAACTTATTGGTTCTCATAGCAGTTAACACTGCAAACCTAGCCCCGAGCGCGGGCAGTCCCACACAAGGCCCTCCCATAGATCCCTATAGAGACACACAAAGCACCGGCACAAACTAGCCAATAGGCATACAAAGCACTCATGCGCGCCCGCACATTAGGCCTTCCCGAGCTAGGTTGCCCTAACCAAAAAGAGCGGGCCTGCTAGAACCCCTGTAAACACGCGGAAATTGCTTTAAATCGACTTTCTCGCCCTAGGTGGTATCTACATACATCCGAGCCCGAGATAATGCCTCTATGCCCCCTCAAAATGCTATTTGGAATGGTTCTAAATAAGGCAGAATCTGGCCCAAGCAGTTGATTCTCAGCATGTTAGGCCTCGAATTAACAGGGCATTAACTAAACACGCGGGCCACAGGGCAGACGGCACAGGCCTGTTAATGATAAGTTAAATACAGGGGAGCGGGCTGCATTTCGTATAGATAACCGCATGCATAAACGTAGCACTACAAGTTATTCTTGCGGTATGTGGTTGGTTATCAGTATGTTAGTCTACTTTGTCCACCGATGGGATACCAAGAATACCCTATGTTATAGCTGTACATAATACTTTACTTTCTCCCGAGCCTAGGCAAGCAAGCGAGCGAGGCGGGTGCCGATGTTCCACGTGGAACGTATTCGACCCCACCCCGTTTGCCATATCGACTTCGGGAAATTTTTTCTCGCGGGGGGGACTAGGGGGGGACCCCAACCCGGGATAGTTTACGAAATGTCTAAAAATGTCTAGGAATGTCTAAAATTTGGATAATTGACGACCTTGCATATATTTGTAAAAAAAAGCCATGAGATACGCATCGCAGGACTATACGGCCAACATGTTTGGCAGATACACCCCAGCAAGACAGATGGTAAAGAACCGCTATAGAATGGCCCAGGAGGAGATGGAGGCCCGTATGGCTAAGGAGGCCAAGGGCGATCACGATTGTGGCTGTAAAAAATAATACTATGGACTACGCATCACAGGACTACAGAGACAACGCATACGGCATGAGTGGCGTAAGGCAGTTCCTCAAGAAGGGGAAACGGGGTAAGAACGGATCTGCTGACAATCCGGACAACGTGGATGTTAGCTGTGAGAAGGGCAAGGACTGTCCTGCATACGGTGGCGGAGATGGTCCTAGTCGTCAGTCAAACAAGGGCAGCGGGTCTACCGGTAAGAACAAAGGTGCCAGCGGTGAAAAGAACGAGGTGTTGTCTGCCAAGCAGAAGGAAAAGCGGGAGAAGGAGTTTACTGAGAACAAGGCTAAGGCGTTTGTGCCATCGACCAAGAATACGTTTGTTGGGCCACCTAAGCCTGACTACTTAAAGAAAAAATAATGGCAAAGTCACTAGGAAACGGTGCCAAGACGACATTTGGCAAGCGAAGGGATGGCAAGGCGTGTAAGCGCAAGTCTCCCATGGACAAGAAAACAAAACCATCAAGAGGACAGGGATGAGAAACATAAAAAGACAACCAACTCCGAAGTCAAAGCCGATCGGCACGACTCAAAAGCCTACAACTATTCCCAACTACAAGCCGAAGCCTGGTGGGGAAAAGCCGGTAGCTATACCGAACTACAAGCCGAAGCCTGGCGGAGAGAAGCCGGTTCCGATCCCAACTTACAAGAACATTCAAAAGAAAAAGTAATGGCAAGGAGGGGGCTATACGCAAACATTCACGCCAAGCGCAAGAGGATTGCAGCTGGATCAGGCGAGAGTATGAGGAAGCCGGGTGCACCAGGTGCTCCCACGGCAAACGACTTCAAGGAGTCAAAGAAGACAGCAAAAAAAACCAAAAAAAAATAAAGGATGGCAAAGTCCCCGGCATGGCAGCGTAAGGAGGGAAAGAACCCCTCAGGAGGATTGAACGCTAAAGGAAGAGCTTCCGCTAAGCGAGAGGGCCACAACCTCAAGCCCCCAGTGTCTGCAAAGCAGGCAAAGAAGTCGCCTAAGGCTGCGGCCCGGAGGAAGTCATTTTGTGCTAGGATGGGTGGCATGCCTGGTCCTATGAAGAAACCAAACGGCAAGCCTACACGTAAGGCACTGGCTTTACGCAAGTGGGACTGCTAAGGATGCACGGGTTGTGTAGATGGCCCGTTATATTTACGACTAAAGCCGGGGTAACTCCCGGTTTTTTTATAGCTCGTAGCTATCCTCGCACCAGATGGGTGTCTTTTCGCCCACGTATCCGCCAGCCACGTTGTACTGGAAGTGCTCGATGGCGTCTTCCGGGTCCATGCCCTCGACCTCGACGAGGATCTCTAGGCACTTCTTGCAGGAATAGATTAGGCGTGACGATCCGTAGTCAACACCGATCACGGCGTCGTCAAACCCGTCCGCGATAAGGAACTCGTCCTCCGGGTAAAGGTCAAGCAGTAGCTCTAGGTAGTTCTTGTATTCTTTTGGTTCTCTCATAGTGAAAATAGTATTAGCATTATTACCGCGTATATCGCAAGCAGGACGAGGTAGGGCACGAGCCGCTCGAACTCGAGGCTGTTGAAGAAGTTATATTTCCGCTTCATTTCTCCAAAGTTCTTTAGCGTACTCAAGCAGTTGGTTGAAGTCGTCGGACACGTTCTCTCCTTTGATAGCTTCACCCCACCACTTGCCCTCACGCGGGGTTTCTAGGTAGTACATCACGTCCTTCTCCTCGGCGTCAAAGCTCCAGGAAGAAACTTTGGCCTTGTAGATTGCTATGTGGTCTGTTGGCCTGCCGTTGTCGCTCCACATGGAGATGGCGTAAACCTCTGTGCCCGGCTCGTAGGCAAAGATTGTGTAGGTTGTTTTCTTTTTCATATTCATTTGTTTTGTAGTCAGGACAGGACTCGAACCTGTAAGCAGGGTTTCTCACCCATGGTGTGTACATTGCCATTCACCGCGTCTACCATTCCGCCACCTGACTATGTTGTGGAGAGACCAGGAGTCGAACCTAACTCTTTGGGATTTCACCCCAACGCATACCACTATGCTATCACTCCATATTGCTCGTCTTTCCGAGCTGTCACCCGTTTCTAGTCTTTGTGGGTTAACATGGTAGTCAGGACAGGACTCGAACCTGTAAAAAGGTAGGCTATGTACACTTGCCGTTTGAAGAACACTTGCAATTACTCATTTCTGCCACCTGACTAACATTTTTCTACCTAGGGACGATTTGTCCCCATAATCTTCTTTAGGTACAGCGCAAGGTCAAGCGCCTCCTCGTATGCGTGTTGGATCCACTGCTTCTCGGTGAGGTCCGTGCGGTCCATTGTGTGATTATACTGTGAAAAACCCTTCTTTTCACGCATAATCATGTCCACGATGACCTCGTTGAGTAGGTCCGATGCGTGTTTTATCGGCTTATTGTCGCTTGTATGTCCCATCTGTAGCTTAACCATTTATGTTCAGTTCCCATCATTTTATCGAGCTTGAAGCAGTCGTTCAACACCTTGGTCTTGGCTGACTCAGGACTCTTTGCTTTGGATTTTGCGTTGTGGACGATCTTCTCGCCGTCCCATATCGTTATCACGTAGTTATTCATGTATCCCGTAGGTTGAGTTTTTCCACACACGCACCTGATCGCTTGAAAAGTGCCTGATTTCGCCTCCCTTACACAACACAACCGTTATCTCGTCGTTTTCTAAGAACCCGCTTGGTGTAATGTAAAGGATGTAGCCGTCACCCAACGGGGTCACCACCGGTATCGGCCTGCTCGCGAAGATCATTTTGACACTTTTTTAACAGGCTTTGAACGTCTTCTTGTCTCATACTCCTCAGTGTCGGTATGTTCTTCGACACTATCTCCATTATCCTCTGTTTCTGGTCCGGATTGGCTGTCTGTAGCTGTTCCGTCAGAAACTCCAGCAGCCCCTGCTTGGTCTTTTTCATCAATTTGTCGTTTTATGTCGTTAATTCCTTGGTTTACTAGCGCCCAGTACTCGACCGGGAGCGTTGCGAGGTTTTGTAGCGTGACCTCCATCGACTCTACAGCGCTTGAGTACGGACTTCCGCCCTCTACGTTGCCCAAAATGCCAAAGATTGGCATCATTTCACGCTCCAACTTGGCAATAAGGTTCTTAGAATGCATCTTCAGGTCATGCTTGAAGAACTTTAGGTCTACGCACTCGTCGTGACACTGTGCATAAATTTGTTGTGCGCCCAAAGCGGTCACAATCAGTCGTTTTTTTCTTTCTAGATCGTTCATTTCGTTTATTTAGGTGGCTAATATACACCACGCGTGGATTAAGTCAAGAATTTTAACTTTAATTTGCGCTGAACATAAAGCTCACGTCGCTCATGATGATTTCGTCCACCTGTTCCATTGACATACCGATGATAAAGTCATCCCCACCAGAGCTAACTATGCACAGATTCTTGTAGTTTAAGTACGGCCTTACGTTGTCCACAGAATAGAAGACAGCCGGCTCGCATTCAAACTTTTCTGGCGTAGAGCCAACCAAGTCCGCGATTCTTTTCTCGTCGTTGTCTATTACAACAGGAAGGATGACTCTAAGCATGTTAATCCAAATTTACTTTCCTGTAACCCATCTCCCACAAGAACTCGGATATTTTTATTCCGTATTCTTTCACATAATCTTCTTCCCAGTGCTTGAACTCGTGATGTAAAAACTCGTGAATTAAGACCTCTAGACACTCCTTGGCCGGCAACCGGGGATCGATCTCGATCAAGCCATGCTCGTGGTAAAGACCTCTAGCCTTTTCCCTCCCCAACTTTCTTTCTTTTACGACCAAGTTTTCCATATAGCAAAATAAGGAAAAATTTCTTAGACCCCCGTAACAAAAAACAAGCAGAAAATGTTACCGCCCGTTATTTAATCTTGCCGTTTACGATCCGGTAGTTTAAAACCTCAAACTCATCATTATCAAACGCTTTGATGTGAGCGAAACCGTGTGTAAACTTGTTGATCGGCATATAGTCTGGGTGTAGTTCGCATAGGCAAGCTACCGACCAGCAGGTGGTTACCTTTCCGTTGATATTTGGCTCGGTATGCTCTGAGGTTTGGTGGTGGTGTCCGCAGATTGCGTTGTCCTTGGCTCGAAGATAAAGTCCACGGGCGATGTTTACCGGGCTGAACATGCTTTGTCCAAACTCGTGGCCGTGTACGGCAATTAACTTACCCATCTGAACAAGTTGCTTGTCCGGGATAAACGTAATGTTGAGCTGCTTGAGGTGCAGGATGGATTCCAATGAAAACTCCTCAATTCCTACAAGTTCAGACGCATTGTTGATTAGGTAGTGGTCCCACCGGATGTCGTGGTTCCCTGCTTTGAAGTATATTGCTTGCGTAGGGAACAGTTTCCGCAGCGTGTAGAGGAACTCCCGCGCCATGTAAATCTCGGAAGCAAGGTCGCGCTTGCGAGGATCCTTCTGAAAACGGCTAATGGCATAAAAATCAACGAGGTCTCCGTTGATGTAGACGGTGTTGACTTCGTTTTCGAGTCCGTACTTGAGGGCCGCTGTGAGCGCAGGAATGTTGTGGTATGGTACGTGTATGTCGGTAAGAAAAAGAATATCATTGTGATTTACTGGTAATTTATATGGCTTCCATTCCCTTTCCTTTGATTCGGGCAACGATAATGGGTTACTGTCGGGAATCAGTTCGTTAACGAGTTCCTGGAAGCCCCCCGCCACCTTGTACGGGTTGATCTTGGCTTTTTTTACAGCCCCAGGCTTGACATACTTCGATGAGTTGCTTTTCTTCCAAGCCATAAATGCCCGCTTGAAGGAATCTAGGCTTGTTCCGGACGTTACGTTTTCGTATTCTAACTCCAGCTTTTTATTTTGGCTTAGATCTCTTGTATCGTTTAAGACGTTGAGATAGTTTTGTACGTTATTTTTCATTTAGTTGATATGTTACAAATATAATCACTATCACCAATACAGCAAAAACCGCCTCGGTTAAGAGACGGTTTCCACAAACGAAATGAAATAAAACAAACTGAACTTGCGTGAAGCACGCATCCTCAGCAAATGTATCGACAAACAATTTAGTTTGCTCATTTTCGTTTGATTACGATGACTTTTTGCTTGTTTTCTATAGTCGTCTTTTGCGATTTCTTCCATGCGTAGTACTTTATAGGAAGTATGCTGGCCACGGTAAGGAAGCAAGCAAACGCGCTGACAAAGTCTCGAACCCATAGAGAGACAAATATTGCGATACAGAAGGCAATTAAAAATGCCGTAAGGGTTATGTTGGGCAACTCCAACATGTGCTTGATAAATTTTTTCATTAGCTCCAAATTTATAGGTTTAGACCACATTAAACTTTATCCTGTCAATTAGGATCAATTGTATTGTTTTTCCGTTGAATTTGCCTCTATAAGTACAATCAACTACACTGCATCCGCCTTCGCTTTTCCACGCATACGCCATTGCTTTTATGTGCACCAGAACAGCTTCCATGGTGTTCAGGACTTCTGACGTCTGCAACACTTCATTGTTTTCGCCAATTGTCTTCACGCGGTATGCGTTAATCTTCTTACCGTCTATTGTGCGTTTTGCGTCTTTAATTTCAATTCTGCCCATCTTCTATTTTTTTGAGTTCGTTATAATTTCCGCCAAGCCAAAGATACATATCATTTCCGGTCAGCTCATACAATCTGTTGTTTATCAAGCGCATTAGCGACTTATCTCGCTTGTATTTGTGCATTGGCTTGTACACACCCATTTTAGGGTACTCCATGTCCTCAGTGAGGAGCTTATGCCTCAATTTCCGCAGGTGCTGTAACTCGGTCAGCGTCGACGGAGTAGGCGGCAAGTATATTGGGATTCCGTTCATTAAAAAAGTCTAATAAAAGTTCTTGTTTTGCTGGGTCTAGATCGGCTATGAAGTGTCTTATCTTTTTTCTTCTTACCGGATCGTATTCGTAGTCAACACGAAGCGTCTTTAACGCATGACAAACCGTTGCATGGTCTCTTTCTACTATCCTGGCAACCTGTGCAAGAGTTTTGGTGCTACACACCTTAATGGTAGTCATAAACATCTGCCTTGCAAACACTATATCTGCAAATTTCTTTCTGCCTTTTATTTCTCCAGTAGGCACTTCAAAATGCTTGCTAACTTTTTCAAGAATATCGTTCTCTTGCGGATTATCTACCTTGTGTAGGTACTCGTAAATTTTTGTAAACTCACCTCGTTTTTTTACGTGAACCAAATCGACTAAATCTTTGTATGTGTATCTCAT